ACAGGCTTATTGTCAGATACTTTAGTTGTTGTGGTAGATTCTTGAGACTCTATAACCTCATGCGGTAAACCTATTCTATCGAAGTATTCTTCAGAATCCAAAACATCCTTGGTAATAGCGATTTTTGCCATATCTTCCCTATGATGAGGATTGTGATAAGGACCGGCTTTTCTGGGCCTATTTGGATTTTTAGATCTGTCTCTTTCTTCTCTGTTTGTGCGAACTCTTTCAATTTGCGGGATTTCTCTAAATCGCTCTAATAACGTTTCTTGAGAAATAATATCTCGATCTGCGAGCTGAATAAGTAGATTCTTTTGCGCTGCTTCATCTGAGAGAATAATAGAATCAAAATGAATTTCGGCAGGAAGTCTAAAGCCCATAGTTTTTCTGACATACTCTATTTCTTGCTGCCAAAACTGAGTCAAAATCTGACGACCATATTCTAGCCTCTCAATCAAAGTCTTGAGAGAAACATAGTTATTGGTATAACCTCCACTAGCGCCAGAAGCTCCGGTTAATGTCGGAGGAATACCCAAACCGGCATAAATACTGGTGAGTACAGGCTGGTACTTTTCAGATCCTAAAAACTTGTATACCTGAGAGTTACTTTCTGTGAACTTCAGCTCTGGACCCCAAACCAAATCCATAGTACCTCCACCTACATTACTGGCAAGAATATTTCTAATCTTCTCAAGTCCCGCTTTTGTAGGAACAATCTTTTGATCAAAGTCGCCAACAGTCCACAGTCTTACCTGACTAATCGCGCCATCCAAAGCTGCTAAGTCTGCAAGCTTCATCTTTTCCAGCATCATAATATCGTCAAGAATCGCATAAATCATAGGGTTTGCCCAAAGCAACCAATCATCTTTTTTGTAATGATAAAAGAAAGTATTAGAGCTGTCTAGGGGAATTTTCTTTTCGCCATTTTTAACTTGTTCTTGAAGGCTTATAGGAAGTGTTTTAAATATAGCTTGATTAGTTTGTGCAGTTTTTAATAGCGACTGGTAAGTGTAGTTAGAAATATTTAAGTGAAAGTTTGGCTTTCCCACAACCATCGCGCCCGGATCTGATATGTCAACAGCAACAGGATTAAGAAAATCATACATCCAAGGAATTTCTCTTCTTGGAGTTTTGATACCTTCGATAGTAATATCAGCTCCAGCTGCTCTTTTTAGTTCCTGCTCTGCCTTCTTGCTTAATTTTGCAGTTCTTCTTTGAACAACCACATTGCCACACCTGTAAAGATAATTCAAAAATCTTTCAGATCTGTCTAGTCCATTTATATTAGAAAACCATTTACGGTAAAACTTTTCGATTTCTTTGTTTGGGTGAACTAAAACCAAGCCTTGACTAGCAAAATCGCTCATCAAATCAATGACATTTCTAATAATTCCAACTCTATCGTATGCATTCATGCACGAAGTAATGATCTTTTTTTGTTTGGTAGGAAGTGATTCCCCCGGACGAAACGCTTCGTAATCTGATCTTTGAAAGCTAGGACGCACCGAACGGTTGGGCTCGACATCAATATATGTTTGACGATTACTATAATAGCCCGGACCATGAGCTAAAGAACGATAAACAGCTCCGTCGTATCCTTCTAAATTTGTTGCATCGTATACTTTTTCTTTTTCGGCATCGCTGCCCCATGTAGAATATAAGGGATCAGACATTTATATTATTTCCTTTGTAATGTTATTGACAATCAGATTAACAATTATATTGCTATACACAACTTAAAAGATATTGGTATATTTTTAGTAAAGACCTTTTGTACCTTCGGTAAACCACGCAGGACCGTGATACATTTTATCGCCAAGACCTCCAAAAGTTGGCTGTCCATTGGCAAATCCTCCGATAGCTCCATACTCTGGAGCGACTTTTTCGGTACTAATATATCTGGCAGACATGTTGGCCATAATGAGAGAAGAGTACCTATCTTTTCTAAGACGTTTTTTTCTACCTGCTCCAGTTTTTACTTCAGGAGTGTCCCAACGCTCGCGCCCTGTATTAGTTTGAGTCATTTCTATGATAGACAGCTCGTCTTTTAGATCTTCAATCTCCATAACACAATCTTCTAAAGTGTCATACTTTCTTCCTACAGATTTGTCGATCTCCAACGCAAGACCCAAACTTACAGTATCAAAATAAGGGAAAAGTACAATCTTATCTTCAAAGTCTTTTCTTAGACCGTGATTAGCTTCTGCTAACCAGTCATATTTAGCAAACTGACACATTCTCAAAATATGTAGGCCCGGATAATCATCTGTATCTTTGGCTTTTTCTTCGATGACAGGCCATATAGCAACTTCTCCGTCAGGTATTTTATCTTTATCGTGCAAAGCCTCCATAACTGCTATCCCGCCACCCTGCGCATCCATAGCGATTTCAGAGCATGGAAATACCTTCATTAGCTGACGAATCTTTTTTGCACAATAGGAATAGAAGTCATCTTCGTCAACAATTTTTGATTTTAGTAATTCTTTGTGTGATTTTCTGGTTGTGGTCCAGCAATGAACGATTCTTCTGTGGTCGGGATTAACTTCCATAACAACAATGCTAAAGTTGTCAACTTCTGAAGCAGGGTCAACTCCAAAAACGTATGTTTTATTTGGATCTCCTTTGAGCGATGCTTCAAACCAGACTTCTCCAGACGGCAAGGTCACAGGTTCTTGAGGACTTGTGGTACATGCTTCGATCAGACTTCTTTTGAAAAAACCTTGACTATCTGTAGTAAATACAGCGCCGTACTCCATTTGGTAAATACCGGAATGAACCGTAGCTTTGGATCTAGCTACTTGTCCAGCATCCATAAATCCATCTGGCAATTTGTCTACGGGCATACGTATGATCGAATACTCAGTCCAATCAAAATCTGAAGGAACTTCGCCACCAAAAATTTCTTCCAATTTTCTTTGATCGCCAGCACTGCTGATAATTTTGTGGTATTTTTTCCAATATTCTGCAAAATGGTTAAAATCGTAGTAAGCTGTACCCGATAAAATAATCTGGTTGGACTTATCGCCTCCGGTTTCTTTTTCAGGATCGCTAATCGGAATGCCTAGCTCTTTGGCCTTTCTTTCTTTGGCTTTCTGTTTAACCTTTTCAATCGGAGAGGCGGCGACGGCGGCAAAACCAGCGACAACATTTTCAAAGATATCTTTAGGTATAGACGCAAACTCATCAGCAATGATGTCGTTGGCACGCTGGCCTCTGATCTTACTGCCGTCACCTAGCGGAAGGCATGTTACAGTACTTTGACCGATATGCATCACACACCTATCCACATCTCTCCTTGGGCCACTATTGGCGGGACAAAGATCTCTGAGCACAGGAGCATTTTTCCAAATGGTATCCATGTATTCAAACAAAACCTTTGACTGCCTAAAAGCGGCACCCACAACAATGATTTTACGTCGTGGCATGAACAAAGCGCGAAGCAGAGGATAAACAGAAAGAATAAACGATTTACCCATACCACGACTACCTATAAGCATAGGAAACTTTCGATTCCACATTTCGTGCAGAAGCAATGCTTGAAAAGGTGAAAGCTCAATGTTTAATATGTACTTACAGGCGAAACTAAAATACTGGGGCTGCATCATCAGCCAAGCTAATCGCTCAAGAAGCTGTTCGTTATCAGCATCCTGCATAACAAATTCCATAGGGTCAAACAAAGACGTTTCATCAACATCTATATTCAACCAAGCATCTTCCAGTATCTTATTTTGATTTATCATAATTTTATATTTTTACTCATAATCTTATCAATGAAACCATAATCTAAAGCTTGATCTGCATTTAAATACCAGTCTCCATCTTTCAGTTTTCTTTTGATATAAGTTTTGACCTTGCCAAGAGAATCTCCTCTGTTTATAAAGAAAGATCCATATCTATGACATTTTTCTGCATATATCTCGACCATCTTGTTGGTCATCTCTTTTTCTATACGGGCTTCGTTTTGAGAACTAAGATAATCGCCGGATATTTCGCTAGATCCATAATGACACATAAACACACAATTAGGCATCAATATTCTACGATCCGCTGCTTGCATGATCACTGTACCCATAGAGCAAATTTGCGCATAACCAATAATAGTTACTTTGCACTTGCATAATTTTATAACGTCATACACCCCCATTCCCGACCACCAACACCCGCCGATAGTTTGTAAATAGACAGTGATAGGATCGCTTGCTTGATTTTGAAGTATATTAATGTTTTTTGTAAAATTTTGCACCATACGAAAATCAACACCCGGAGAATCGGATGTGTCTTCTTTTTCCTGCAAATATATTATTCTATTCTCTACATCTATGTTAGATGTGTGAATATCAGAAATCGAATCTTCGTTCTTGCTCATTTGAACCCTCTTTAAAAAGTTCCATCAGGCGCTTGAATATACTGTTGCACATTAAAAACGCATTTTGTTTATTGTCGCAAAACATTACGTTGACTTCATGTCTGATACATACTTCCATTAATGACTTCATTAAATACTTGCCGCTAATCTTTGTTTGGTCTACGATCTTGAACCTTTTAAAATTTGGTAGCGACCTTTTTCCATCTTTGTACTCCGCATACACTCTTTGGTCCTCTGAGTCTAAAAGACTCATCGGGTAATTCATCACGTCGGACGCAGAAAATTCTAGCAGAAGAAAGCGAAAAGGAAAATCGCGCATTCTTTCTACCTCGTCATAGAATGCTTGCTTTTTCTTGCCAAAATTATTTGCGATTTCAGATGGAGAGGCTTTTCTCTCGACACAGACAATATCCTCAAATCCTTTGAGTGTGTAATCGCCCGTGTGCAATGTGCCGATTTCCATTCCCTCGCATTTATCGTATGGAGAGAAAAACCACCCATCTTGCTCTCTTGTGTCTTTAATTACTGTATACTTACTCATCTTTTGGTTTTAATTTAAAAGTATTTATATCCAATTTTATTTCTATTACCTGTGAATCCGTTCCTTTTAGCTGCTCCACCGTTTCCTCGATAGTCATTTTTTGTTTTTCCTGATTTTTTCTGTAAAGTAGTTTATGTAGTGTGATTCTTTTCCGGTTACTTCGTTGTGACACGCCTTGCATAAAGTAATGCCATTGTCTGGATCGTATCTTAGTGTACTAGCCGAACTCCATTTCATTATGTGGTGGACATTGAGCCATACTTTCTTGCCCTTCTTCTTGCACATCTGACATGTGTATTTGTCTCGTTTTAAAACTGTTTGCCGGAACCTTTTGTAAGTCGGGTCGTTGTAGTCCCTGCGTTTTGACATCGTGTTTCACCATTCTGTAAGCTAACTCTTCGAAACTAATTTCCGGCTCCCATTGCAAAACACTTTTTGCTTTTCTGGGACAGCCCCGCAAGTAATCGACTTCTGCTGGACGATAAAATTCAGGATCAATCATTACATAATCTGACCAATCTTCAATCTCTACTGCATTAAAAGCAGCGTCTAAAAACTCTCTTATAGTGTGTGATTCTCCAGTAGCGATCACATAATCGTCTGGACTGTCTTGCTGCAACATCATCCACATCGCCCGCACATAATCAGCCGCATGGCCCCAGTCACGATAAGCATCTAAATTCCCTAATCTTAACTTGCCAAACTTAGATAAAACCTCGCCCGTATTGCCGCACTTAAACATAATCTTATCTTCTGTAAAAACAGTCTCGATAATCTTTAAGTTGTATTCTTTTCTTACAGCACGTTTGAAATTGATAAATTCGCCGACCCATTTGGTGATCTTTCGGGTAACAAAATGCTCGCCACGCCGCTCGCTTTCGTGATTGAATAAAATACCCGAACTAGCGTGCATACCGTATCCCTCGCGGTAAATGCGCACCATGTTGTGAGCCGCCATTTTAGCGACAGCATATGGACTCTGTGGCATAAACTGCGTTTTTTCGTTCTGAAACTTTTCACCATTTTCTGTTTCGTCGTAATTTTTACCAAACAGCTCGCTCGTACTCGCTTGATAAAATCGCATATCAAAACAACGAGGACTGTGACGAATTGCCACTAGAATACTCGAAACGCCGCCCGCAGTAACATCTAGGGTCAGATGTGTTTGCGAAAAACTAGTGCCAACGTGTG